CTGCCGCTCAGGCTGTTGCTGAGCGCCGCGCATCAGCTATTCCAGAGCGTAGAGTCTCAACTGTTGCCGTTGTGGAGCGCAGACCTTCTAAAGTAGCCGAGCCGCGTAGAAATTCTGTTATTGAGGCCCCAGTCGAGATTCGTAGAAATTCTATTGTAACTCCTGCCCCTGAGCGTCGTAAATCGGCCCTTGAACTTCGCACCGTTGAAGTTCAGATTGAGAAGAAGGACCTAACGTAAAATAACAGTAAAAAGAGCACGCCTCCCCAAAATGTATCCGCCAGTGCAAACAGTGGCTGATATTTTTTCAGTGTAGCCAGATTTGTAAAATCATAGACAGCATATGTTGCCGCACCGAGTCCAAAGGACTCAACAGGGCTTGTAGGAATGGTCGCGAGGAATCCAAGTGCCAGATAGACTATAAGCGCGGGGACAGGATTCAGTACCAAGGCCGAGCCCTGTATGTCACGAATCATGTCACCCGACCACTTGGAACTGATGGTCAACCAAGGTAAGTCAAGCAGGAAGCCTGCGACCGCAAGAATAAGAACCGTAGATAAGGTTGCGCGTTCAAATAGCATTGAATGACTCTTCTGTTTTAGTAAGGAAAATGTCCGTCCACTTGGAGGCATTTGAATGGACAGCTGAACCGAAGCGCATTTTCGTAGCAGGTGGTCTGAGTGAGGCAATCCAGGTATTTCTCAGAATTCAACAAGAACTTCTTTTTCGCGGGCGGCGTTGTCTGGTTCTTACAGAAGACTTGAAATCGGGACAACGGCTACGAATTTATCAGGAAAACTGGGATTTTGTCATCCGAATCCGAGGAAACATTGACTATTCACTCTTTGCATCCTATCTGCAAAATGCTGGAAAGCCAATTTCAGTACTCTGGGTCGGCTCGGAGGTCCCTGGTGTGCTTTTGAAACGGTTTGAGACAGTTCATTGGGTCTGTTATGGTAGTGGACTACCAAGTGTGCGCGACATCTATTATACCTTTCTGAGTCCTGTACTTGCGCCCTTAAAATATAAAGATTGGTTTGCTGCACAAGGTACATTACAGGGGATGGCAGTGCTCGATAGTTTAGAAGACTTTCGAGAGAAGAAGGCTGGGCTTGTGGTCTGTCCGAATCGGTCCGTTAAATGGTACGATGCGGCTGGACTTGAAGTACGCGGTACTGAAATTGGTGTGGAAGATGTATGTGAAATGCTCAAATGGTGCACTTCACAGCTTGAAGGTTCGGAGGATTAGCAAGCGGCGTCATTGGAACCCACATCCTTGCACTTCTTGTCTACGCATTTTGTGCAACCCTCAAAACCCTCATAGCCCATTGACCAGCGCCACACCATCTTGTGCGTGAAGTGATAGAGCAGGGCAAAGATAAGGCCGTGGACGAGCGCAACCGTAAGCTTAGAGCCTCCAGGGGGGATGCGCAGGAGCATGCCAGGCGTCAGGAGAACGAACAGCAGCGTGGTGAATAGAGTCATGGTGATATTCATTGTATTCTATACTTAACCAAAAGATTTAGTTCAGTATAGAGACTTATTAGGTAAATTTATTTACTTCTGCTTGCGGAAAAGCTTGAACGTCCCCTTCTTGGCGACATAGCCTAACTTACGCAGCTTGCGGATTGCCTTGAGTCCCGCGGCGTGCTTGCGGCGGCTCACAATCTTGCCCTTGTGGCGCATCAGGTCCTTCTTGGTCAGGCCACCGGACGTGTGGCGGGCCGTGCCGTGCCACACCTGGGCCTTGGAACCAGATGCCATCTTGGCACCACCAACAAGGTTGTTGCCACGGTTCTTGCGTGTACGACGACCTCCAGCAAGTATTGCAGGGAGCGGCATTCTATATTAAAACAATAGAAAAAAACTACGCAGTGGCTTTTATGCATAGCTCTTCTTCTCGGCATCCGAAAGGGCACGCCACTTGGCACCAATTGCGCTGCCGAGTTTGGGAATCGGCATGCCAGGATTCTCCTTCATCAGTTGAGGGCGCACCTTATTTGCAAACTTCATGTAGCCACTCAGCTTGCGCTTGCCACCCTCTTGCTTATTCTTGCGCGTCTTGTTGGCTTCCTTACGATTACGCTTACCACCCTCTACATTTGAATTGCTTGCAGCTTGAGTTGTAACTGAGATTTTAAGTTCATGCTCAGGGCCAATTGTTACTGTCTTGCCATTTAATACAGGTGAGGCGGTTCCCTCAACTACTTTCACAGTATATCCATAATCCGCAGGAGCAAGTTGAAGTTGATTATCCGTTAACTTACTTGATTGGACTTGGGGCATTTCTATTAAGAGCCTATATTTCTGCGAAGCAGAAGCCTAATCGAGTCTATACAAGATTACATTTGGAGTCGGGGTGTCTGCCCATTACGAATCTGTGAAATTAGGGCACTAATCTCTTTCGGGTCATAGACACCCGCAAAGTGTACCAGAAAATCGCCCTGTTCCCAAAGCGGCTGCCCCTCAATCCCTCGGAGAAACGCATTAAACTTCTTATGATGCCCCGTAATCTCCGTTTTTGCGAAGTCATCAAGATTTTCATCAAGAACTTTAATCATCGCGGCGTTTTCCCACCAAACATGATACAAATAGTCAGTTCTCTGCCAAACTTTGTCCCAAAAGGCGCGCATCCATGCCGTGTTTCGGAAGAGAATATTGCCGGAGTTAATATGACCGCATGCATCGAGTGTCATGAGTAGATCTTTGTTCGCAGGTAGTAAAGGCACCATACACTCCTCAAGTCGAATCGTCGGATTCGTAATAAAGACATCTGCATCTGAGAGCCAGACCAATGCACCTTCAGGAAGAGTTTTCATAACTGAAAGCACGAAGGGAATCTTTGACCACGGAATCGGTCGTTCACGGTCCCAGAATTCTTCGGCGCCCTGAATGTATGTATATCCGTGCGTTTTTGCATAGTCAATTTTTGATTGTAGGGCCTCGGCAAGGCCAGTGCGATAATCTTCACCAATGACAAGTGTTAGTATAGTAACACTCATTCGCTGATAATGTATTGCAATACCCTTAAAGTAGGTTAGTAAAAATTTGAAACTTTAAGGCCGGCGTAATAAGTCTACAAATACAGTATGTCAAAGGAGCGATTCGAATATTTTAAAAATAAGGAGGGCGATTATATCTGTAAGTTTTGCGATAAGACAACTGCAAAACAGAGTACGATGCACATGCACTACAAGGCGAAGCATTCGGGTGAACTCCCCTTTGTCTGCGATATCTGTGACCGTCGATTTTCACAGAAGCAGATTCTAGATCTGCACACACGTGCACGTCATATAGATAATGACCAAGTTGAAAAATATCCCTGCCCTTGCTGTGAATTTGAGTCACAGAGTTTTGCGAACCGTATTATCCACTTCACTCGAAAGCACTGTCGCAATTATTTAGATGATATGAAGGACGGGACAGGCAATGAAATTACGTGTACCGAGTGTCAAAAGATGTTTAAGAGTAGCACTGCATTTTACTATCATGCAGGCAAATGCCTAGACAGTATTCAGGGAATTGTAATTCCTCATCTAGATGAAGTCCTGACCGTTGGTTAATCATCCTTCAAATTGTTCATCTGTTGAACAAGGCTGTAGAGGTGGTAGCCACCTGCGGCGAAGGCCAGCATAAGTAGCAGTTCATAATACGGGGTCTCTGTATTTTTTCCTTTGAGACCAATGATAATCAAAAGCGGTCCAATGAGCAGTGCGTGAATGAGGTTCACATACATGAAAGGGGATGCATTGACAAAACGAACATACGCCTTGTAACCGTGATAGAGTGTCAGTACAATACCGAGAATTAGAAGAGTTGTAAAGATTTCATTTGGCGTAGCAGACCGTTGAAGGCCAACATAGAGAAAAAAGGGCACCACAAAAAAGATGTGGAAAAGCGATAAGACAATATGAGTGTTCATATGATTCTAAGTAGAGCACGGGTATTTTCGAGTGCACCTTCAATCCACGCCTGTTTCATGGAGAAACTTTCGCCACAGATATAGAGATTCGGTAGATCCTTGAAAGGTTGAAGAGTCTCTTTCTCAACTTGACGAGGGTCATAGAGGCCGGGCGTCCAGTACGTGGCACCTGATTCCCAAGGATGCGATTTCACAGTCGTAGGATAGGGGATCTCTCTATCTGGAAAGAGTTTACGACATTCATCTGTGAGTATTTTTCCTAAGACCTGCTCTGCTATAGGTTTCGTACCCTTTGCGATATTTGACCAGACAACTGAATCACCCGCATCCGTGTATGAAATCATGACAATGCCCTTGTCAGGCCTTATTGGTATAAAATAACGAAGTCTCTCTTTTGTAACAAATTTATGAAGATCAGAAAACCAAACTTTGCCGTTGGCTCCAGGAGGAAAGACTGCATAAATTCGATGAAGTGGTTCCATCTTTACATATGTCAGCGCCTTTATTGATTTAAAAATTGATATTTTTCGTAGGGCATCTGCATGAAATGCACAAATAACATGCTTTGCTTTCATCGTTTTTGTCTCGCGCGTTGCATCTTTACTTGGGCTTCCAAAACTAAACCAGAGGCTCATTAGACCATCGTGTTCAGGTACAATATTTTCAAGAGAATAATGCGTGAAGATGCTTACACCCCGTGATTCGCAATCTTTTGCTAATACACTAATTATTGCATCTAAGCCCTCTTTACAAACTGCATATCCAGTATTCGTTCCCATTTCATCTGAGAAACTAAATACAGCTAAATCAGCACGTAATGTATAGAGTTCCGCACGATACGGAAAAGGATCTGTGAACAGACGTGTTTTTTTCGCACCAAATACTTTTTCCAGAACTTCCATAAGTGTATGTGTGGCTAATATATCTGCAGGCAGCATTTTCACATAAGGCAACCAGGTTCGTAAACTATCATCAAACGGATTTGGTACTAAAGATGCGCCGTAGCTTTCTAACCAATCAATCTCATCAGACAACGGTATTTCAGTCAGTTTGTACTCTTTAATTAATTCTCGTAAGAGTGTGTGTGTTTTGTGAAAACGCCCTGCACCCTCTTCCCATTGCAGATTCTTCTCACGAAATGTAAGAATACGACCTCCAAGAACTCTGTATTTTTCAAACACGGAGATCTTTGCTTTTGGATATTTCTTGGCGAGTTCACGGGCCGTATAGAGACCCGCAATGCCACCACCCACTATGGCATAGTCGAGCACCATTTACTTAATAAAGACAGAGTTAATCCAGTTCATCACTTTACCCGTATCGGCACTGGTCATCTTATCCAGAAATTCAGTCTCCTGGATTGCAATAAAGGTCGGAATCTTTGACACTTGGCAGTACCCAGGCGTATACTTGTTCTGGTCAATGTCACACTTGAAGAAAGTGACCATTGGAAAAGTGTCAGTAATCTTCTTAAGGTCGAGATCACGGCAATATCCGCACCATTCCGCTGTAAAATAGACCACTACATATTTCGGCATCACCTTAATGCGCTCATCCTTACCACGAGCGATGAGAGCTTCGAAATACTTATGATCCGGGAGGGGTGTCATTGTGTACGTCGGGTGGGACATCGTTTTCTTGTTTGGAGGATTTATTTGAAGGAGTAAATCGCGCCCATGTGAGGCTAAGAGCACCTACCAAGACAACAAGTGCCGTGCCAAAGAAAACATAGGAACTTATGCTGCCAGCGGCTTCTAAAGCACCGCCGGTTTGACCAGCAGCGGCTCTGAGTTTTGCAGGATCCGTAAATGCCGAGATTGAGCTTGCCGTTGCAGCTAGTTCAGGTGCCTTCGCAGCCAGTGCAGCAGTACTCTTTACAGCGGCAATTGCCGGTGGAATTGTTTTTTGAACGGCATCAATGACGGGAGGAACAACCTTTTCAACTGCGCACTTTGTATCCACAACAAGGCCAAGTGCTGCACGAATCGGTCCTAAGAAAGGTGCAAAGGGTCCCGTAACAATTGCAAAGAGACTCTCACTTGATTTTACCTTTTCATAGGCACTCGGTGTCATCACATTTGCCGCAGCACCATTCGGATTTAAATAAATAGTTGAAGGAAAGAATCGAGGTGTTCCATCAATAAATAGGGACTTTGTATCATAAAGCAGATAGAGTCCAGAATAGGCTGTCCATAGGACCGAAAACACTGCAAGAATACCACTGAGTGTAAAGAGTAGCATGACGAGTCCACCCATAAAATCACCCGCTGCGAAATGACTCAGTCCAAAGGGGAGGCCCAGAAATCCTACATACAAAAGAAAGAAAAAGGGACTGGGTACAGTATCGGGTGCTGGACTCGATGCACCACCCGTAAAAATTCCCGCACCAAGACCAGGCCGCCCAATGTACGGAACAGAGAGTCCATATTTTTCGATAGAGTCCCATTCGGCAAATGTCTGAACAATGTCATAAATCCACCAGAAGCCTAGACCAAGTATATTCGTCATCACTTTGAGTGCTGCAGTGCGTGGCGACCGTAGAAGAATATGGTCGAGTGCAAAAAATCCACCAAGAATTGTAATGAAAGTGAAGAGAGTCGGCGAGATTTGTGACCCTCCCCATGACTTTGCGGATGTATGGTCGAATGGACCAAGGAACGACATCCCTACTAATCTGTATCCGTCTTTGTGCTAGGCAAACAATCCGTAGGCACTTCGAATCCCTTGGCTCGGAGGTGAGTCAAGAACTCAGATGGAAAGCACGGTGCTTTGAAGAAATCACACGGCATGTGGGTGGGATCGGGTAGACAAATAGAGACTGGCCCCGATGTCATTCGGAATCCAAACTCACTGAAATTAGTCAGAACAAAGCGTCCATCCGATTGCGGATAGAGTTCGAAGTTACGTAGAGCAAATCCGTGTTTCCAAAAGAGTAGCCAAAGATCCTCAAATTCATCATACATAACCTCAGGTTCAGTCCATTCAAAGTTCTTTTCAAAGGATTCACTGGCCTTTGGAATCCACCATCGCTCAAATGAATAGTCCTGAATCAGTTTACGGCCAATCCGCCGAACTCTTTGTTGTGTGATTGAATCATGCTCCATTATCTGTAGTCATTGAATGATCGCAGATAATTGTTTCAATTTTTATAGTCAACTTAAATTGTAAAAAGCACACCACCAAATCCGTCCACTACTCGTAGAACATTATGATTTGTTGCATAGACACGAACAGTACAATTACCTAATGCGGGAACGGTGGTTTGATTTGTCGTAATTTGAAGAACAATACTATCAATTCGGCTTGCATTCATCGAGCCACTCGGCTGTAGTTCTTCAGGACGAAGCGCTAGACTATAGCAGTAGATATAGTCATCAGATGGAATAGTTGTATGGCGTTGCCACGGTTGAACAAGACGGAAATAGGGCGCATCACGAACTTGAAACCGATCAAATCCGTCTAGTTGTAAAACTGCATTGGCAAGAATATCTGTACGAACACCTGTTTGAGCAACACTTAGACTGCTGAAATTGAACCACTCTTTGTTATTAATAACCTGTTGGCGCTGAAGTACCCAGATGAACTCACGAACAGGATGATTAAATTCAATGGGTACGGGAATGGACTGCGAACTCGGAGGAATTGCAATTTGTGAGGTATACTGAATCTGCTCAATTAGATATTCATGAGCGGTACTCACAAAACGACGGCGCTCATCTACGTCAAGATACACAAAATCACCCCACATTGTACAGTCCGTTATATGTGCTGGCTTTACGGTTATATCTGTACAGTCTTGAATAACATTCGGTGTCCAAAAGCATTGCTGAAGAGGCCTGAATGTAATATTAATCCGGACAGGGTGATACTGTAAGGCAAGTAATGGAAGATAGAGACCGGGATTCTTACAGAACCAGAACTGAAGAGGTACGTAGAGTTTGAGCGGTCCAACCAAGCTGGGTTGAGAATATCCATCAACCTTACCAATCATATCGTAAAACCCAAACTTCTTTGAATCGGTTGTTGTGAGATTAGACCAGATTTCCATCCATTCTCCAGTTTGCCTGTCAATCTCTTGTTCACCAATCGTAAGGGTAATTTCCTGAATGAGTGCATGACCAATTGAATTTACATAAGCGACTGTCTCATCCGTAGTGGAGAGGTGGAGTGTAGGAAGTGTAATCTCTAAAATACAGGGACCAAGTAAATCTCCACTCCGAGGAACGAGCCAACTGATTTTTTTTCCAAAATCAGGTTCATTATCTGAATACATTTCAACAGCCTCAACGGCAAAATTCGTGTGGCGACGATAGACAAACTTAAACCATGTTATCTGAGGGTTTCCCGTCAAGAAAACATCCTGTTTTCCAACTGCGACGAGTTGTAATAGACCACCGTTGCCAGTCATCTCGCGGCGCTTCTGAATGATGGAGTGATTCTTAGTAGAAGGTAGTAGCGCGATGGATCCTCGCCTTTATGCTAAAAAAGGCTATGACATGGATTTAACGGTCCTCCGGTCACTTTTTGCACTTGATAGTACCACAAATATTCCAATTAGTACGAATTGGTTCCTCACGGCCGACGGAATTGGTGGTCTTCAATGGGAGAGTATGGCGTGGTATATGAGTACCGTAAGCATTTCAAATATTCGTATGCTTGATACAAATCTTATTAACAATCCTTACCGTCATAATATTACAATTACAAATGGGGCACTTTTAGTGGATGGAGCGCCTATTGTTGCATCAGGGAGTATTGGTATAAATCAGCTTACAAGTAGTCTAGTGGGATTAGGTTCGTTTGGATTTGTCAGTACATCAGGTTTGTATAGTACGGTTGCAGGTCTTGGGACAGCTCGATACATAAGTAGTAGCTCTCTGACATCGACCGTAATTGGATTGGGTACAATGGGATACGTGAGCACCCAAAGTTTATATAGCACCGTAGCAGGGCTTGGAACAGTAGGCTATGTGAGTAGTGCCCAGTTTACGAGTTTTTCAAATCTTATCTATAATCCTTCTTATATTTCTGCAAATAATCTTTTGAGTACATCGCAAAATCTATTTGGATATATTCAAGGTATAATAAATTCACAAGGCACTGGGGCTATTAGTAGCTTTACAGTAAATGGAACAGCCACTTTTTATTCTACACTCTCTGTGGGAACTTTTTATTATATTAATGGCAATATCTCAACATTGAGTACTAGTATTGGGGGCGCATTGACCAACCTCGGATCTGCGGGCTATTTAAGTACATTGAGTAGTTCGTCGATTAGTACAACAAGTATAACCGTGTCAAGTCTTGGATTTATGGATACGGTTACAGGGGTCAAGCAACTTGCCGCAGTGGCCAATGGTATTTTTCAAATTAATGGAGCGTCCATTACAGGCGATGTGAGTAAAGGAAATCTTACATCAACTGTTGTCGGTCTTGGCACAGTAGGATATATTTCAAGTATTGTCTTTGGTTCAATTGTGAGTACTGCAAATCTGAGTGGGCTTATAAGTAGTGCAAATCTAAGTGGCCTCATATCCACTGCTAATCTAGATGGACTGATTAGCACTGCCAGTCTAAGTGGACTTATTAGCACTGCCAATGTAAGTGGAGTCATTAGTAC